TGCCAATGCTGGTTGCAAACACTTCAGCAGTCAACGCGTACAAACTTGAATCAAACGTCGCGACGTATTACACGCAACGCGCACATCATTTTGTGGCAGGACAATCAGTTATTGTCACGGGCTTACCTGCACCGTTTTCAGCAACCGTCACAGTCGTTGACGCTTATGAGTACCGTTTTACCGCTGCATTGACTTCATCAAATGTCACATTGCGCGACATCATTCCAACAGGTACTGCAACACTTTCAGGCTATTCCGCAGCTGATCTATACGCCAACAGTGCGCCAATCGAATCAGCAGTTTTGGCAGTTAGCGTCGAAGTTTTCCAATCCCGCGTTGCCGCAGGCGGACAAATCGAAGGCGTGGATTTTGCTTCAACGCCCTATCGAATGGGTCGCAGCCTAACCAACCGCGTGTCAACCTTGCTAATGCCATTCTTGGACGTTGAGACGGTTGTTCAATAATGCCAGCCAATGCCATTTCGGAAACCCGTGCAGCCCTAGCAAATGCGTTCGGCGCGCTATCTGCAAACGTTTATCCCAGCGTTCCCGAAGCACCAATTCCACCTGCAATCGTGGTTGTCCCTGATTCGCCCTATATGGAAGTTGTGTTAATCGGTAAGGCTAAGACACAGGTCAAACTTAATTTTGCAATTACTGCCGTTGTTGCTTCCAATAGCAATGCGGGTTCACTGGACAACCTGGAAAAACTCATCATGGGAATTCTTGCGGCAATGCCCGCGGGATACGTTGTTGGCGTCATTGAAAAGCCGACAGTGTTGGAAGTAGGACAATCGCCAATGCTGGTTGCTGACATAAACGTTTCAACGTACTACACACAAACAACATAAAAGGAGATAACGTGCCAACAACGATCATCACGGGTCGCGATTTAGTGTTGACGATCGCGACCGTTAACTACGACGCACAGGCGACCAGTGCGGTGCTTGCGAACTCACCAACAGTTGAGACTTACCAAACACTTGACGGCAAGGCTTACAAGCACATTGATGACCAGTGGTCATTCGACGTTTCTATGCTTGCAGACTGGGGCGCAAGTGGTTCACTATGCGAGGCGCTATGGACTGCTTGTGAAACTGCACCAAACACAACATTGGCTGCATCACTTACTGCTGCAACAGGCGCAGTTTTTGCATTCAACGTCATGCCAGTATTTCCAGCGATCGGCGGTTCAGCACCTGATGCGCAAACCGTTGATCTATCATTCGTAGTGGTTGGAACACCAACCGAGACATTCAGTTAAAAACAACTAATCGGGAGAAAAAATGAAACTGCCAATCACAATTGAATACAACGACGGAAACCAAATTACCTACACGGCTGCACCGCCAGAGTGGGTCAAATGGGAAAAGCACACGGGAAACACAATCTCCCAGGCACAAGAGAAAATCGGAATTTCCGATCTTGTCTTTCTTGCCTATCACGCCATGAAGCGAGAAGCAGCTGGTAAGCCAGTTAAGCCAATCGAAGTGTGGACGGAGACAATTTCCGAAGTGATCGTCGGTGAAGCAAACCCAAAAGTCATAGAGTCGGAAGCCTAAGTCGAATCGTTTGGGAAGTAGCCCTGGCAACGGGGCTACCGCCCAGCGAGTTTGAATCAGCCGAGGACATTCTGACGGTTATCGAAATCTTAGAAAGGCGGGCAAATGGCTAAGGAAGCAATTTCCTATGACAAAGCCGAATTGCGCGCCATTGTTCGATCATTCAAAGCAATGGACGAAGAAGCATTGACGCAAGCCAAACAGGCGACCAGCGAGTTAGCAACTTACGTTCAGGGCAAAATCAAGGCAACGGCGTCAAGTCGTACCCGCAACCTGGTGGACAATCGCGTCGCCGACGGTTCGAAGGTTTCTAAGTCATCAAAGATCGGTGAAATTTCATTTGGTTTTGCTGGGCAGAAGTTAAGCGGTGGGGCAACAACTCAACAAATTTGGGGCGGCGTCGAATTCGGTTCAAATAAGTATAAGCAATTTCCAGTGTGGTCAGGTCGAGAAGGTCGAGGGTCACGCGGTTGGTTTATCTACCCGACACTTCGAAGCGCCCAACCTGAAATCATCAAACGCTGGGAAGAATCGTTTTCAAAGATTGTTAAGGAGTATAACTGATGGCTGGTAGTCGTACCCTTAAACTTTCGATTCTTGGCGACGTTGACAATCTGAACAAATCGCTGAAAACTGCCACAAAGGACGTTGAAACTTTCGGCGACAAAATGGGCAAGGTCGGCAAAATGGTTGGCGCGGCATTTGTTGCCGCAGCCGCAGCCGCTGGCGCTTATGCCGTCAAAATAGGCATTGAAGGCGTCAAAGCCGCCATTGAAGACGAGAAGGCACAGACACAGTTGGCGCTGGCGTTGGAGAACGCTACGGGCGCGACAAAGGCACAAATTGCAGCCACCGAACAATCAATTCTTCAAATGTCACTTGCCACGGGTGTGGCTGATGATCAATTGCGCCCAGCGCTTGGACGCTTGGTTCGATCAACTGGCGACATCACAAAGGCACAAGATTTACTTTCAACCGCCCTGGACATTTCAACGGCAACAGGAAAGCCACTTGAAACAGTTGCCAACGCGTTGGGCAAGGCGTACGACGGCAACACCGCTTCCCTGGGCAAACTAGGCATTGGGCTTTCAGCTGCTGAATTAAAGACAATGAACTTCACGCAAGTTCAAGGCAAACTTTCAGACTTATTTGGTGGGGCTGCTGCACGCAACGCCGATACCTACGCGGGACGAATTGCACGCATGCAAGTTGCATTCGACGAAGCCAAAGAAACAATCGGTTTTGCGTTGTTGCCAATTCTTGAAAAAATGATTCGTTTTATTAACGACAACGCATTGCCAATCATCAACGCATTTTCAGGCGCGTTTAGCCTTAACGGCAACGGGCTTGGTGGGGTTATCACAACATTAGGCAACATCATTGTGAATACTTTCACGCCGATCATAAATGGTTTGCTGAAGGCGTTCGGATACATCAAAGACGCAATCGGTGACAACTTAGACACATTCAAAGAATTCGGCGGATATATAGCAACCTATCTTGCACCCGTGATTGGCACGGTACTTGGCGGGGCGTTGCAGGTCGCTGGCAAAATTGCGGGCGGTGTCATTGACGTCATTGCAGGCGTCGTCAAGATTCTGAACGGTTTAATTTCCGGGGCGGTTGCTGGAATCAATGCGTTGATTTCTGCCTATAACGCAATTCCATTTTTGCCAAACGTCGGAAAGATAACAACACCAACGGTCAGCGTGCCAACAATTAAAACACCAACGGTTTCAACTGCCGTTCCAAAAATTCCAACGATTTCAACACCGACAAGCACAGGGTCAACTGGTGGCAGTACTGGTGGCGTTTCAACTGCTGCAAAAGTTGCTGCTTCCGCTTCAGCGGGTATCACCGCGGGTTCAAATTTCAACCCAGGTTCTTTCCGAATGGGTGAAGAAAAAGACCGCGCTGGCACAACGATCAATCTGACCGTGACTGGTGCGTTTGATAAAGAAGGTACTGCCCGCACAATTGTTGACACGTTGAACAATTCCTACTATCGCGGCACAGGCGGCGCAACCAACCTGCAAATAGCATGACGCAGTGGAATCCAATTTGGAAAGTTGAAATTGACGGCGTCGCGTACACGAACGCGGTTTTGGCTAACCTTGCAATTCGCAGTGGGCGCAGTAACATTTATGAGCAGGCGCAAGCAGGTTATGCCAACATTCAGTTGATTGACCTTGATCAATCTACAATTCCAGTTTCAATCAATAGCAGCATTTCAATCGAAGTGCAGGACACGTCAGGCACATACGTTCCAATTTTCGGCGGTAGCGTCGTTGACATTGTGGTTGAAGTGCGCGACGTAGGTTCAACGACATTTACGCAGACTTATTCGATCACGGCATTGGGTGCGTTATCACGACTTCAAAAAGCCTTGACCGACGGGGTTTTGTCCAAAGATTTTGACGGCGATCAAATCTTGTCATTGCTGACTGACTTGCTGGTCAACAACTGGAATGAAGTACCAGCTGCGCTGACATGGGCGGCGT